ATCCCGTTCGTCCTGGTGCGTCCACAGGAGTGGCAAAAGGGATTAAGTGGGCTAAGTGGGCTAACCTCAAATAAGCGCAAGAAAGCGCTTATGAACCACGCCAAGCAGTTCTTTCCCTCAACCAAGGGACTTACATTAAAAACAGCAGATGCCATTCTAATTCTGAGGCATCATTTAAATAACAAATAAATAAGGAGAAAAATACTATGGGAATACCACAAATAAATGAAGAGTTAAAAATAAGTGATTATCTGTACGATCCAAGTCGCGATATATATGCATCGATAAGGACTATACATCCAAAGGTGGCAGAGCAGATTCTACAAGCAAAGGCAAACAATCGAGCAATTAGCAGATCAACTGTAAATGTGTACACAAAATACATGACTGATGGATCTTGGATTCTAAACGGGCAACCTATTATATTTTCCAATAATGTTCTAATTGATGGACAGCATAGACTATCTGCCTGTGTAAAGAGTAGGAAACCACTAGAAGCGCTCGTAGTTGAAATAGGAGACACAAGGGCATTCAGGACGCTAGACCAAGGTAAGCGCAGAAGTGGCGCAGATGTTCTTGGAATAGATGGGCATTCAAACACCTCAGTTCTTTATACCGCACTTTGTATATTAGAGAAGATCTCCAAAGATGGTGAGCTTGGATATAATCAGACGGGAGGATCCGCCAAAGTGGTCATCCCTAACCATGAGGTTGATTTGATAGCCAAAAAATATCCAGGCATAGAGGAGTCCACTAAGTTAGCTAGGGCTTTTGTAAGAAACCTTAAGATTAGAGTAGGTCCAACTGCTGTACTCCACTATCTCTTGCGTCAAACAGAATTAGAGTATGCTCCATTTGGTGATAAGGATGCGTCTTCATTCGCAGATCAATTCATGGATATATTGGCAACAGGTATGGGATTACAAAAAGGAGATCCGATTCTTTATTTTAGGAATGCCTTGATAAAAAGAATATCTGAGAAGGAGAAAACAGCACCGCATTATATAGTCAGGGGTGGGATTCTTACTTGGAATAATTGGATCAGAAATAAGAAAGTCTCCAAGTTTGTTTTAAAAGCAGACCCAAGGATTCCTTCTGTACTTAAGCCACTATAATTATCATGGATGGGATAAAAAATGTACTTAAGTTACTACTTCATGGACTGCTTTTTGCAGTCTGTGGGGTAGTATTTTTCACAATTATCATAGGACTTGTTTGCACAATTTTAGGATTATAATGACAGACGAAATACAGAAAAAGACAGAACTGTGTGTCGATAAAAAGAAAACATCTGTAACGATAAAGGGCAATCTATTGTATAGATTTAATCGATGGTTGGATGATAATGACTTCGTATCGGACGAGGGTACATTTAAGTATCATGAGGGACTAAAACACTTCATAATTTGCGGACTCTCAAATTACTCCAAGTGTCTTCATGGAGACACTTCCTCGCGCGTACACGACAATTCTACGAATTGTTCTAATATTAAATATAGCGAAAATAGCTCCGCCAAGACACTTAAACCTTCTGAGTCTAAGAAGAAAAAGGGTACGAAAATCCCCGATAACTTTGATCCTCCAAAAGGGATTACGGAGAAACTTGGAATTGATCATGAGGAGGCGATTGCAATATTCAGAGATTGGGCAAAGAGCAAAGGGACTATCTATGTGGATTGGAACGCAGCTTTTCGAAATGCATGTCGAATGTGGATTAAAAAGAATATTCCCCAGGTAAATAAGGAACGAACCCTCAAGGAGGTCACAATTCCTGAGTACGGGGATGAGGAAGAGTTTTGATGGATTTCTCGGTATCAGAGCAAGCGGTCCTAGCCGCATGTCTTAGGGATGACACAAATCTCTCCACCGCCACAGCGGTTGAGCGTTTAACGGAGGATGACTTCACCTCGCCCGCGCACCAAGCGATATTCCGTTTGATCGCACAGCGATCCGAGTTGAATGAGGTGGATGTGGCGATTGAGCTACCTGAGTATTCCTCGGAAGCTCTAGAACTTGCGGAGAAGTATGGCGGTGGACAGGTGGAGAGATATGTGGATCAATTGGTGGAGTCGAGGAACAGACGCGAAGTGGAACGAGCGCTCATGGTATCCACGGATATGCTCAGGGAGGGAAAACAATCAGATGAGATTGCCTCCGAGTTCAATCTCAGGGTAGCCAAAGCATTAGCATCAGGGAAGGGACAGGTAAAAGTGGGACCCGCCACCAAGGAAGCACATTCTGAGTTTCTTTCCATAGATGCGGGAGAATCATCCGCAGTAAGCACAGGATTCAAACGATTGGATTTTTGTCTAAGCGGAGGATTCCAACCGGGAAAGCTTTATGTCCTAGCCGCAAGGCCTGGGGTAGGGAAGTCAGGACTCGCATTGCATTTCTCTCATGAGATTGCCAAGCGGGGATACCGTGCAAGCTACGCATCCCTGGAGATGAGTGCTTCGGAATGCTCCGGGCGGTTACTCTCCCGCGAGAGCGGGGTTGCCCGCCCACGCATGAAAGGGGATCTTCTCCCCGCTCATCGTAAGAAGCTAGAGGATGCCACAAAGAGAATGCAGGGATGGCCCATCACCTTCAAGGATGACAACAAGGCTACGCTTGATTCCATCCGCGCCTTTCTCGCCCAGGAGCGAGTGAAAGGAGATGTGGGGTTGGCGGTGATTGATTATTTGCAATTAGTCTCTGCTCCAGGATACGAATCCCGCGTGCAGGAGATCACCGCCATTTCTCGCAGTCTCAAACAGATCAGTATGGAGCTACAGATTCCGGTTCTCGCCCTTTCACAATTATCAAGACAGTGCGAGATCAATAACAGAAAGCCAATGCTCTCCGATCTGAGAGACTCCGGGAGTATCGAACAGGATGCGGATTGCGTGTTTCTCCTATCAGTTGAGGACAAGGTGGATGAAACCAAGGACCGCATCAATTGCCATATTGCCAAGAACCGCGGAGGAGAGACTGATCTCACGGTCACGCTTGGTTTTGAGAAGAGTACGGGCAATTGGAGTACAAGCTTAGGTGAAAAGAAAGAAACAAAGCCTTGGTAGACTACAGATGGATACAGATAGCCATATTTCTGCCCTGGAGTAGCCTAAAAAGCGTTTTGATCGCTCACGAGGGTAAAGACTCATGTTGCGAAACAAAACGCTTTTTTGATGGGGTACGGGGTTAAAGAGTTATTTGTCCTTTAATACCAATTCAATGCGATCCATGTTTTCCTTAATCTCATCCATGTAGTGTTCAAAGATATTTGGATCTAAGCTTTTGAGTTTTTCTATTTGCTCATCAGATAATAAACCCGCTTTGAAGTATAAAGTTTGCAGACAGCACCAATTAAATAATTCTTTTTCTTCACTCATCGCATTTCTCCTTTCATATCTTTTCTCTTTTGCCAAGCTTCAACCGCCCTGGG